CTATTGACGTTGGTGATATAGTGCTATGTGTGTTCTCCCAGAGATCAACAGATGCCTTCAAAGCTTCCACAGGGAGTGATACCTACACACCAGACGACAAGCGGAGGTTTAGCATCAGGGATGCTATTGCAATCCCCGGCCTATTCCCCTTTAAAGATTCTATCAACGATCCTGCAAAGCGTAAGTGGACCCACTCAACTAGAGATATGGTTATCACCAACAACATAGGTGAGAATACAGAGAACGAGGTTCGCTTAAAAGAGAACGGTGACATTGAAATGAGGACTGACCAAGATTTCTTTGCTAAGTTTAATAACGGTGTTATCGAGTGCAACAACCTGACAATAGAATCATCAGGCTCCTTTATAATTAACTCAGACACAGTCAATGTCAACGCAACTACAACAACAATTGATTCACCACTAACGTTAACCAGTGCAACTATTATCAATGCACCACTTACTGTGAACGCACTCCTTAGTGTGGTTGGTGGGGATGTTATTGCTGATGGTATTAGTTTAAAAACACACACCCACACTGACCCACAAGGCGGCACAGTCGGGCCACCATTGTAAGGAATCATTATGGATATATTATTAAATGAAGATACCCAAGACGCCATATTCGTTAATGGTTCAACCCCGATTACTGGTGGTGTTGGTGACAGTCTTAAACAGAGACTAAAGATAAAGCTACTCACTTTCAAAGGTGAATGGTTTCTAGACACCAACCACGGAACACCTTACTTTCAACAGATCTTTGGGAAGGGGAGGTCTAAAGGTTCCGTTGATCTTATATTTAGAGAATTGATTGATGGTGACAAGGATGTAAAGAACATTCTAAAATTTGAGTCATCAATCTCACCAGACAGAACGTATAATTTGTCTTTCACAGTAAGCAATAAATCAGGTCAGACAGTAGAAATACAAAACTTAGAGGTAGGCATATAATGGCAGGACTAACAACAACAGGTTTAGAAATAAAACGACTAAGCCAAATCCGAGAAGATTTACGGAAAGAAGCTACCGCTATATTTAGTGATCTTGTTACAGAGGACGAAGTTCTAGACACAAGTGACGCATCTACTGTTGGTAGATTGATTGGGCTTGTAACACCGTCTGAAGCAGACTTGTGGGAGACGTTGCAGCAAGTATACTCTTCTTTTGACCCAAACTCTGCTTCAGGGATTGCACTAGATAACCTAGTGTCTTTGTCAGGTATTGTTCGTCGTGGTGCAACAAACTCCACAGCAAGGCTGTTACTTGTAGGAGCTTTTAATACAACAATTTCTGCGGGGAGCCTAGTAAGCTCAAGCTTTACAAACAACAGGTTTGAAATACCTACTGACGTTGTGTTAGATGAAAACAATGTCGTTGGTTTCTCCACTAAGATTCAGACAGTAGTTGATGCAACAGATTACACGATTACCTACAACGATGGCACAAACTCTGTAGACCTTACATTTACTTCTGCCGGTTCTGGTGCAACTGAAGTCGCTATTCTAAATGGTTTGAGAGACGTTGTTAACAATAACTACGGCAGTGTGCTGACAGCTACTGTAACCGGCGCTGTTCTCAATGTTATTGCTGATGACCTTGTTACTCAAACTAGCTACAGTGTATCGTCGGAGTTATTTTTCTCTTCTGTTACGAAGGGAATAACATCACAATCAACACTGGCCGGACCTATTGAGCAGAACACAGGAACTATTGATACAATATCTACACCAGTTTTTGGTTGGAATTCAATCAATCAATTTGAATCTGCGGGTGTTGGGTCTTTAAGAGAGACAGATACACAGTTGAGGACTAGGTTTAACCAGTCTAAGTTTGTAAGAGGTGCAAACATACTTGAGGCACTTACTTCCGACCTACGGGCCTTATCAGGTGTAAGTGATGTTATTATTTATGAGAACCTGACTACTAGTGTTGATGCCAAAGGAATTCCCCCACATGCATTTATGGTTCTTATTCGGGGTGGCCTAGAGTCTGAGATTGCAAGGATTATCTGGTCAAACAGACCAGCAGGTATTAAAACCTTTGGGAATAGTACATATCTTATCACAGATATTTTCAACAATCAAAAGGAAGTTAACTACCAGAGACCTACTTTCCAAGATATTTATATAAGTTTGGAAGTACAAACCGATAGCAGCTTTCCACCAAATGGTGCAGAACAGCTTAGGTCTGCCTTGTTTGATTACATTAAGTCTCAGTCAACAGTAGGTCAGGATGTTGTCTACTCCAGATTGTACACGCCTATTAACTCAATTCCGGGTCATGAGGTAAATTCACTGTTCATTGGAGACTCTGTGAGTCCTTCAGGAACCTCTAACATTGTTATTAACTTTGATCAAGTAGCAAAAATAGAGATTGGTAATATTGAGGTTGTTCTGGCATGATTGACTCTACACCTATTGCAGTTTATGAAGGAGAGGAAACCCCTTTCCAAGAAAACGATTATCTAGCGCAAGCTACAGAGCTTACGACTACTCAGTTTAAAGACCGAGACATCTTTAACAGGTATCTACAACTTTTAATCCAAGGTCGTGTTGAACTTCAACTAGTAATAAAAGACATTATTCAAAAAAGAAGTCTAGACTTTGCTGAAGGCGAACAACTAGATGTAATAGGTCGTATTCTTGGTCAACCTAGGCAGCTATTTGACAGTGTTATCATTAGATACTTTGGTTTCCAAGGTGCTACTGGTGCATCACCTTATAAGGAAGTTGCAGACACTGAAAGAACTTTTGGTCCTTGGAAGGGTGTTAAAGATAGCCTACTTGGTATTCGTGAGTTAACTGACACAGAGTACAGAAGACTTTTGCGACTAACTGTCATAAAAAACACAACAAAAGCAAACATAACTTCATTTAATGATGGTGTTAGACTTTTATTTGGTGTTGATACTATTGACTATCAAGAAGAAGTTCCACCAGATTACGCAGAAGGTGCTGCATCTATTACAATAAGTATTGGAAGAGATTACAACGATCCTGAAAAAGCAGTCTTTCCCGGTCTAGATGAAATAGCACTTGCTAATAGATTTTTAGGTAGACCTCTGGGTGTTGGGGTTCTTTTCCAAGATCCTATCACATTTTCTGGTAGCTTTGAAGCACAGACTTATGAACAGTTTGTATTCGGCACAGGAGGATCTACTGCGGAACCACTAACAGCGCAATCTTTTGAACAAGTTTTCACGCTAACAAGACCATACACAGACACATACTTTGATGAAAATGGTGACGAGCAAACAGCAGATATTGATGAACCAAGATTTGGTTACGAGGAGTCTTCACAAGAGCCTCTAGGTCTTTGTATAAATGGACCTAATGAAGTTCTTACCCATACTTGGGGTCTTGAAGTAAATGACAGCCAAGGTACTTTTCGGATTGCTCTTACTCATGACAACAGAACTGAAACTGAAGCTGCTTTTATTATTGAAGGCCAAGGCATTAAGATTGTACTCTTCAGAGAAGATACTTATTGGAAATTAAGAACTGAGTGGGGTGTTTCAGAGAGTTACGAGGCTCTTATTACACAAGCAACATCAAGTTCAATTGTAGCAAATATTTCTTATACACCAGAAGGTGTTTACTTCGCTATAGATAATGAAAATAGGTTCGCAGCCATTACAGGGCCGTTTGGTCAAACAAATATCAGATACTTTGATATGAGAATTGGAGGAAGTTTTACAACTAACGTAGGGGATGTTTACGGACACTTCAACGGGAAGGTAAGAGAAATTGTCTACCTGAGACCGTACATTGGGGTGAACGAGAGAATAGTTCTCAACGGAATACAAATAACAACAGAAGAGTATGAAAGAATAATAACAGAGTACGGTGGATTGAACCCACCAGATCCTGTTGAGATTTTTGTATTCAGCGGTAGCAGTGACGCCACAGTCAATAAAATTAACTCAAGCGGCACTGAGGTGTGGAGTTTCACCGGGCACACAAACGCGGTGCTTGCTGTTGCAGTTGACTCCTCTGGTAATGTGTACAGTGCTAGTCAAGACGACACAGTCAGAAAGATAGATTCTGACGGTAATCAGGTGTGGAGTTTTACAGGTCATACAGAATCCGTCTGGGGGATTGCAGTTGACTCCTCTGGTAATGTGTACAGTGCTAGTCAAGACGACACAGTCAGAAAGATAGATTCTGACGGTAATCAGGTCTGGAGTTTCACCGGGCACACAAGAACTGTTTACGCCGTTGCAGTTGACTCCTCTGGTAATGTGTACAGTGCTAGTCAAGACGACACAGTCAGAAAGATAGATTCTGACGGTAATCAGGTCTGGAGTTTCGCTGGGCACACAGGCACTGTTTACGCCGTTGCAGTTGACTCCTCTGGTAATGTGTACAGTGCTAGTCAAGACGACACAGTCAGAAAGATAGATTCAAGTGGCGCACAGGTGTGGAGCTTCACTGGGCACACAAGCACCGTCGGGGGGATTGCAGTTGACTCCTCTGGTAATGTGTACAGCGGAAGTTTTGACAGCACCGTCAGAAAGATAGATTCAAGTGGCGCACAGGTGTGGAGCTTCACTGGGTACACAAGCACTGCTTACGCCGTTGCAGTTGACTCCTCTGGTAATGTGTACAGCGGAAGTTTTGACAGCACCGTCAGGAAAATAGATTCAGACGGTAATCAGCAGGTATGGAGTCCCACAAGCAATACGAGCACCGTCTTTGGTGTCGCAGTCGGCCCCGGCGGGTAATGTTATAACAAGACAACGAATAGAATAACGGCACTCCGGTGCCGCTATAATTTTAAGTAAATTAAACGAGGAAATAAAAATGGCAACATTAGGTGAAGTTCGGATCAGTGAACTACCGGGAGCTGATCCACTAGATGGTACAGAAATTATACCACTTGTGCAAGATGGTGTTACGAAGTCAAGATCTGCACAGAGTTTAGTTCTAGATGGTGGCCTGCAAGCTCACCTAGATGCTGCTGATCCACACAGCCAGTATGCTTTTAGGGTTTTAAATAATCTGACTGCAACCGGCGACCCTACAGTTAATAACGACTCATCTGAGGGTTACTCTGTACTGTCTAAGTGGCTTAACAATTCAAGCACAGAAGTTTGGTTGTGTCTTGACGCTACAGTTGGCGCTGCTGTTTGGGAAATTAAAACACTGACTACAGATGATTTAGGAAGTGCTGCACTGGCTGATGTTGGTGCTGGCAACGGACTTGACGCGGATTTACTTGATGCTCAAGAGGGAACCTATTACCTAGACTTCCCTAACTTTACGAATTTACCTGACCCAATATTAACACTTGACGGAGACGTTTCAGGTGTTGCTACTTTTACTGATCTTGGGAATG